ATGAACCTGATCTGGTTCCAGCGCAACCCGCTGCCGGTGGATTGGGAGGCGCAACGCCAGATCGTGAAGCGCTTTGAGGAGGACGCATGAGCAAGAAGCACCGGGGCCGGTTCAAGGGTGATCCGATCACTTATCAACTGCCGAGCCCGGCTGGCGGCGTACAACTGGAAACCTTCGTGCCCTGGACGCTGGTGAAGCGGGGGCTGAAGAAGCAGGTCATCACGCCCTTGGACGCGCCGCAGGAATTTCTGTCCGAGGCCACCCGGGAGCGGGAAGCCCGGTCGGCCGCGCAGGACACCGCGTTGATGCGGGCACTCGGACTGGCGCACCACTGGCAACGCCTGCTGGATGAGCAGCGGGCGGCATCAGTAGCCGAGATCGCCGAGGCCGAAGGCATGGACGTGACGCAGGTGCGCCGGGTTATGCGGCTGACGCTCCTGGCCCCGAAGGTCGTGGAGCGGCTGGTGAGCTCGCCCGATGCCGTGCTGGAGAAAGTGATGCGCCGCCCCTGGCCCAACGCCTGGGGCGACCAGATGCGCGTGCTCGCGCCACCCGGGTGAGCGCGTCGCACCCAGCGCCAGCTTGCCGCCTGCGGGCGGTTTTTTTGTGGCCGCTTAGCACTCGGTCGCCACCGCTACAGGAGTTGCCAACCACAACCGACCGCCTCTAAACCCGCGCCAGCAAAGGAAATGGCCTCGAGAACGCTCGCGTGGCCACCAGAGAAAACGGAGAACAGAGAGGCGTCGGTGGGGGCAAAAACGACGACTTCGCAGGGGTGGCGCTCGCGAGGCCAGGCCCGAAAACCGCGCCAACACTGGGGGAAGGGGCAAAAAAAATCCCAACCGATGAGGGTTGGGATTTTGGGTATTGGTGGGTCGGGGGGAATTGAACTGTTGCTTTAAAGCCGCATAAACACAGGCGCGTACATGTTGCGCTGTATAAAGTACCCCCTAAAGTTCCCCATATTAGCCTTGGTACAGTTTGGAAAAGAGGGAATCATACATCCATCGCCCGGTACGGGTTCAGCAGCCGTTCATACGTAGAATTGCCGTAAAACTGTTTGTCGGCCTGCCGTTCCCGGTTAGTGTACAGGTCGCCCACTTGCAACAGGATCGCCGCGTTGACGGGTGCCGGTACAGGATCGGGCATGGCATCCAGGTTCAGGTAATCCAGCGCCGCCGCTGTGCTGGCGTCAATCATCGCTGTGATCGCTGCGTCCTCGTCGTTATGGTCAACCCGTAGGTGTAGTTTGGCTTGAGCTAAAGTAATCATCCGTTGTTTGCTCCCGATTCGCACATTAATACAAGCTGCGATTGATCGTTGTTCGGCAATATCGCCTTGATATTGAAATACCGGCCTTCAAAGACAATGCGCCAGGACGGTAAAACATCCCTATATCGCATCGTCATGCGCCAGGTAACGGTTGATTGCTCCGCCGCCGCCGCTACAAACTCCCGGCCATTGATACCCTCTACAGACGCCCACACGGACGCCACGTCTACCCATGAGTTTGTAATGTTCCCTGTGTTTGGGTCTTGAACCTCTTGCTGTTCTTGCAGCTTGACCCGGTGCTTTAATCGACCTGTTTGCATATCATTCCTTTAAGTAAGTGACGGCCACCAGCGTAAGGAGCCATCCAACAGCGCTGGGCGTGTTGGTTGGAAGGAATCGCTGCGCCGTCTGTCGGGGTTACTTCTCGAAATCGTGGCGACTGCCCGACTAAGGCCACGTCCACATATCCGGCTTCCCGGCCCCTGTGACTAGGGTTAAACAAAACTAAACTCCATCGCCTCATACAGTCCTGAGCCTTCATCGTTGGAGATAACGCGGCCCAACGCCATGATGCTGGCGACAATGCCATCAATCCTTTCTGTGGATTTCTTCTTGCTCACCTTGACGTTGCCAGCAGCATCTATTTCTGTTGCCACGTTGGACGCCATCCAGCGAAGTACAGGGTTGCCGCCGTGGGCAATGGTCTTGCCAAGCAAGCGCTTTTCCAGTTCTTTGGTCGGTGCCGACATGGACGCGAAGCCTTGCCCAAAGCCGACAACCTCGAAGCCATCGCCCGTGAGCTGGGTCGATAGTTGGGTCGCGTTCCAGCGGTCAATAGCAATCTCTCGGATATGAAAGCGCTCGGCCAGCTCATTTACCCGGTTGCGGATCACGTCATAGTCGATCACGTTGCCCGGTGTGGCCTCGATGTAGCCTTGCTTGATCCACACGTCATACGGCACGCGGTCGCGCTTGGTGCGCTTTTCTACGCCGTCCTGCGGCACGAAAAAGAACGGCATCAGGTACAGGGTCGGCCCAACAGGAAAAGCCAGGACGAAGGCGCTAATGTCGGTGGTGCTGGATAAGTCCAAAGCGCCATAACACGTAGCCCCGGCCAAGTCGGGAAGCTCGGCATTGTTGGCATCCCATACGTCCATTGAAAGCCAGCGCACGTCGTTCTCTGTCCACTGATTCAGCAGCAGGCGACGGAACGTGTTTTCGTAGGAGGGAAGTTCTATGGCCTTGCGGCACTCGGCAGCAAAGTATTCCTCTTGGACAGAGACGCCAAGCCCAGGGTGTGCCTTGCGCCATGTAGCTGGGTCTTTCCAGTCGTCGTCAGGATCGGCAGCGTAGATAACCGGCAAGAAAGCATCATCCTCGATGATTCCGTCGCGCACCTTGACGGCATAATCCCACTGCTCATAACAAATACTGTGCCGATCAAAACCTGCCGTGGTCGTGACTACGGTTAGCGGCTGGCGACGTGCGCCGGTTGACGTGTTCAGCACATCCCACAATTCCCGATCCGGCCAAGCATGGAGTTCATCAGCGCCGATGTAGCTGCAACTCATACCGTGCTTGCTGTAGGCTTCGCTTGAGATAACCTTGTAAGCACTGCCCGAGTTCGGAACGATGATGGAGCGCTTGTAGACGCCACTGCGGTTTAATAGCTCTGGCTCGTTCTCTACCATGCCCTTGGCCGCATCAAAGCACAGCGCGGCCTGTTCACGGTCAGCAGCAGCGTTAATTACCTGTGCGCCCGGTTCGCCATCGCAATACAGGGCATACAGGGCCAGTCCAGCAGCTAGAGTCGTTTTACCGGCCTTGCGCGGTACAGCAATAAACACATAGCGGTACTTGCGGGTGCCATCGGCCCGCTTCCAGCCAAAGATATTACGGACAATCTCGGCCTGCCAGGGTGACAATACAAAAGGCTGGCCGCGCCACTCGCCGGTGGTATGGGTCAGGCATTCGGCAAAGAAGGCCACAGCCTTATCAGCAGCAGCTTGATCGAAGTGGAATTTATCCGAAGAAACGCGCTTTTTCATTCTCGCCCTTCTTGCCCGGTGCAACGACGCCAGCTTGAGATGATGGCGTAAAACCAAACTCACGCGCCAGCATCCGTATCTGTTGGACTAGCTTTAGATCGCAATCCTCCCCGTCCTGTACCTTGCGTACAAATTCAGCCAGCACCATGCAATAGGTCGCCAGCGCATCCCGGTTGCCCACGTTCAACATGCCGTTCGCATCCAGGGCAGCGGCCAGAGTGTGCCAGCGTTCCAGTGCGCCGCCAGTGAGCCAGTCAGGAGCTTTGGTGTCGGACACCTCGAAGGCTGGCTCCGAAGTCGGTAAAGGCCGTTTGCCAGGGTTGCCAGCCAGCACTCGAAGGGCTGTGGGGGTTCTAGGGTTCGCCATACTCAAAACCTCCTAAGTGCGGACGTGTGCGCGAGTGGGGGCGGCTGGTGTTTAGCGCCCGACTGCTGGCGATTTATTCCACTCATGGTCTGGATCAAGTGGAAGGCCACGCGCATCGCATCCGTAAGCAACACGATGGCCCATATCTCTATTGGTCTTGCGGCTATGGCATGGCCCGCATAAGCCTTGCAGGTTGTCCAGGTCGTTGTTAGCGGGGTTGTTATCAATGTGATCGCAGTCTGTAGACGGCGTAATGCGCTCGTAGTCATCCCAGCAGTGACGGCATATGGGGTCACGAGCCAGCACCACATCACGTAACCTTTTCCAGGCTGCGCTCGACAGGCTTAGTGTCCTGCCGTTGTCCTTCTTGGCTCTGTATGTCATCTATGCCCTCGATACGTGGTAGGTTCTCCAGCTTGCGGGCCTCACTTGGAAGCATCCAGCCCGCATTGATACCGGATTGATAGAAGTCGGCGCGGTTCTTGGCATCGCCCCGCAATAGCCCCTCGACACTATGCTCTGGCTTGTACAGTCGCCTGCCTGCCGGGGTCAGCAGTTGCTTGGCAATAGCCTGCTCCCACATCACCAGATGGCGGCGCAACGACAGGGTGACAAACTGCCTGCTCATTTCCACGCTGTTGCTAAAGTTGCCGTGGGTCAGATCCCCGATAACCGTGGGTGGTACTCGGAATAGTCGGGCCACTTCTTCAACAGAAAACTTACGCGCTGCTATCCACTCGGCATCCTCCAGGGTCATGCTGACGGTCTGGTACTCGACGCCTTGATCCAGGATTGCGGTCTTGCCCGCGTTGGCGTTGCCAGCGTGCTGGCTATCCCATGAGGTCTTGAGGCTGGCTTTTTGCTCTGGCTTCAAGTGCTGGGGGAATTTGAGAATGCCCGATAGCCTTGCTCCATTCTTGAACGTGGCATTGCCGTGGTCGCGTTCCGAGATGGATAGCTCGATGGTTTCCCGGCTGGCCTGTATGGGTGAAATGCCAAGTAGGATTTCATCGCCTGCCCGGTGCCGAAGGTGAAACACCTCATCTTGCAAAAGACGCTCCACTTTGCCCGCATGATCGGTGTACTCGTAAATCACACTATTGGTCGTGCGGTACAGGTTCATGCGGTCGGGGTGTATCGGTGTCAGGCTTGTTACCTGCCCGTCGTAGCCGCGCTTGATCTTGGCGTAAGCATTGCCGCGTAGTAGGACACAGGCTTGCATCCATTCCCGAAGCTCTAGCGCCGTCTGGTACTCGTTGGCAATGTCATGTAGGACGGTGTACAGGCTATGGTGTCGGGCCTTGGTTCGGGCCTCGCCACGCTCGTACAGGTGCAAGGGAAGGCTTGCTATCGTTTCGCTAATCGCTGCGACACATGCGTACACAGCACTGACTGACTGCGCCGTCTGAGCGTTTACCGGCCCGCTACGCAGCACTTGGAAGGCTTCCCAGGGGTCGTTAGGATTGGCGCGTTTCTCGTAGCCCAGGTGGTTTAAGAGGCGGGTCAGCATGTTTGCATCCAAAGCGTAATGGGGTTACGTATGGCGTCATCGAAGTTGCGCTCGTCGGTGAGCTTGCCCAGGGATCGCAAGGCGACGCTGGTATCGGCATAGGCCGGGTCGCCCGTTACGGTGATTTCCCGCAGCTCGACGTTCAACAGTTCCCGCAGCCATTCGCCGCCGTTGCGTTCTTCCCAGCGGTCGCCGCCGTCGTTGACACGAAAGCCAAAACTACAGCCTGCTACGTCTCCACGTTCCACCAGTACCGCCAAGTCGCGGCCATACGATGTATCCGGGATCGACAACGAGAAAGCCAAGCCATGATGATCTTCCTTCAATGTCAGGGTGCCGGATCGGGTCGAAGCCAACAGTTCAGCATCGCGGTGGTGATACAGCGCCCGCACGTTCTGCCCAGCTTGTAAGCTCTTGGCAAAAGCCCCGGCCCGGATCACTTCATGAAAGCCCGGTAAGGCGGCTTCCGCATTGAACACGGCGGCATACCCTTCCAGGCGTCCAGCAGTGGCACGTACAGCGCCACTAGAACGGATTTCTAGCTGTTCCATACGTGCCCCCTTGCTTACAGGCCCAGGTCGTCGGCCAGGACAAACGCTTTGGGATTGCGTACCGCCATGTCCATCGTCGCCATGATGCGTAGCTGAATGTCGCCTTTCTCGTAGTACCCGGTGGCGTAAGGGTTGGCCAGGATTTCAGCCGTACCCCATTCGCCTACGATGATTTGCGAGAAGTCGCCAGCCAGGACGCGGCCCGTAACCACATCAGGTGTGCCGGTGGTCACTTTGGCGTCAAGTTGGTTGGTGACGTTCACAGGTAAGCCAGCCATGCGGCCCGCTTGCATCAGGTACTCCGCGCCCGCCACGCTATCCTTCAACGTGGTTTGCAGCACGGTGGCGGCTTTGGCATGGGTAATGATCGCGTTCGGGGTGACGTTCTGTAGGCCCAGCTTTTCCAGCATTGCCACCACGGCTTCCCAGTCTAGGGTTGCCAAGCTGGCGGTCTGAATGCCCACAGTGTTCAAAATGCCCACAGGCTCATCGTTGGCCGCCAAGCCGTGAAGCATGGCCTTGTCAATCGCCAGGCCAATAACCTGTACGAAGTCGTCGCGGATCAAGCCGTCAATCGAAGGGTTGGCTTGTTGCAGCAGTTGGCGGGAAACGCTCGACAGTGCCCCGACATGTTTGGGTGACAACTTGATTGTGTCGAACGTGGGGTTCGATTCGGTGAGGCTATCGCCCTCGGCTACCCAATACGCGGTATGGCTGGCGGTCTGCTTTGGGATCACCACATCACCACGAAGGCCCGACAGCACACGAGCGCCCAATGAGCGCATCACCATACTGTTACGGAACAGGCCGATGAATTGATCGCCCCGGTAATCGTCAGGAACAATCTTGGTTTGGCTGGTCGTGGTTTGCGTGGCGCGTTTCTCGAACAGGCTCGACGGTACCAGGACGCCACCACGTCGGGCAGTGATACCCAGGCGGGTTTGTTCTTGATTGAACTCGGCCAGTGCGCCAGTCAGTGCCCGGTTTTCAACTTGAGCGTTGATCGCCTCTGATAGTGAGATACGCTGCTCAAGCTCTTTGCGCTCGACGGGTTCGCCCACAGCGCGGCGCTCCACATCGGCCAGGAACTGAGCACGCTGCTCGTCGGCTTCCAAGTTGGTGATTTCGCCCTTGAGTTTGTCGAAGGCGGTTTTCTCGCCATCGTTCAGGGTGCGCTTTTCGGTTTCGGATTTTGCCAGCAGGCTGCGCATTTCGGCCACCTTGGCGGCGCGGGCTTCGCGGATTTCGGTCAATGTCATTTTTTCAGGTACCTATAAAAGTTAACTACCTGATAAATAACCCGTATTCCTTATTGGAAAGTACGTTTGTTGTTTTCGTGCCAACACCATAACCCAGGAATAACCGGCGGGGTTTTGGGGCCGCCCGCACTTCCAAAGCCTAAAAGCAAACCATGAAACAGCGCGGTTATCTGATATGGTATCCGTACACCTATTCACGGTTCAGCCATCCGTTAATGGTCATAACCGGCACGCCTACAATCGCGGCTACTTCACGCTGGCTGTTGCCTTCCCTAATAAGGCGCAAGACCTCAGGCAAGAAAGCATCACGTTTTGCAGCGCCTTTGCGCGATCCCCTACGCGATTGGATCGCCCGGAACTCTGTTGGGTTGAATCGCTGCCATATCCATTTGGCGACGCTGTAGGCGATGCTCTTTAGCTCGGACTGCGGTAGTGGGTTCGAGAATTGACCGTTCATGCTCTCAGCCACCGTCAGGCAATGCTCACGAAACGGATCAAATCCGCCTGGTTGCCAGAATTTGCGCACGTCTTGATAGGACTGCTTACGCAGATGCTCGAATAACGTACAGTTGCGCCCCAGGCCCGCATAATCTGCGTTCGCAGCCATACGGCGCATCTCTGTGGGTGAGGGTAGGTGACACCACTCGGAAAGCTCGCCAAGCCCGTACACGCCAGCATGTGACTCTGTGTGCCATGCCGGGTGTCCTGGTGTTTTAATCAAGCCGCCGGAGTAACCCGGATCAGCTCCCAGCTTACGTCGTGTGCCTTCCTGAATCGCTGCCAGATATTGCAATGGCCGTATACGGGATAGCTCAGTGCGTGAGACAGGTACTTGCAGCGCATAGGCGTAATGAGCGTGACCGTTGGCCGGGTTGCGCATCAATAACGTGGGTGCTGCCGCGTTGGCGTCATCCCAGCGTTCGGACGCATCAGGACGATCAATATCAAAACACAGCCAGGCTACCTTGCCGGGTGTATTGGGTTGAATATGTCGGTGTTGCAGCGCCACGGATTGCGCCCGCATATATTGACCATCACGCGGATAGTCAGTACAAAACGGACGACGCGGCGCTGTGCTGTGGAATAACTCCACAGCAGCAGCGAGCGCCGACATTTCAATGTGCCCGTTTGATCAGCTTGTATCTTTTGACGCGAGTAAAGCCGCCGAATCGGTTTCGGATTTGCTCCCACTCGTCATAAATGACATGGCCCAGAGCACGTAAGGTTGAGATAGTGCTGTGTAGGCACGTATCGCCAAATTCGCGGGCTTCAAAAGTGTTTAGCGAACGATAGGCCAGGACTTCAAGGATGGCGTCTTGCTTGTTTATACGCATGATCGCCTCCGTTACGCTGCCGAGCGGCTGGCTTCGATACGGGCCTGTATCCAGGATTCTATTTCTGCCGCTATCCAGCGTTTGGTACGGACGCCGCACGAGATTGGTCGGGGGAAACCTTCCTCGTTCATTTTGGTGTAAATGGTTTGAGTGCTGCGGAAGCCCGTTTGTCGCTTGACCGCGTTAATGTCGATTAATACTGTAGTCTGATTTTGTGTATTCATCACTAAGCCTTTTTAGTAGTCGTTGGAATGGCTTAATGATCGTGCGCGGTGCGTTTTTTGTAATTCGGTGACTTTTTAATAAAACATACTGAATAGGCTATTTTGAATAGTACAGATCAAAGATAGTTGAAGGTGCTTTACATAGTCTGTCAGCCGCTTTATGGAATGCTGTGTTCTCGAATTTTCCGGGGTCTGTTTTCGGGTGGCCTTGTTCGGCAAAAGAATCAACCAAAAACCTTATATGTGACTGAGTTGTCAATTTTTCCATTGCTTTTCGATGTCGTTGGGTTATTGCTATGCCCAACGATTCATCTATGCTCTTTTCACCGTACTGATGCTGAAACAATGCGTATAGAAAAGCATCATAAAGCTGTGGCGAAGTGCTCTCTAATTCAAATGCAATAGCATCAGCCAAAGATATGTGTCCCAAGGAATATTTTTTGTTCCAGTCTATCGGTTCAGTCATCGTGCTGTCCTCTCACTGTCCATTTAATCGGTGCCAGCACCAGGCCGGTGGACTACCGGCTTTTCTCCCCGTCGGGATAGGTGCTGGCGTAAAACTGCCTGAAAATGTCAGGCGACGTTACTGCGAATCGGTGTCACGTTGTCTTTGCCATCGGCCAGCGCGTCCAAGTAATCGGCCCACTTCTGCATCATGTCGATACGCTCCTTGATGAACTTGGTGCGGTTGTAGGCGCGGCCATTCGAGTCTTTCACGGCATGGGCCAGTTGAAGCTCGACGTACTTGGCGTCGATATGCAATTGTTCCTCGATAGCGGTTCTGGCCATCGCTCTGAAGCCGTGGCCGGTCATTTCCTCTTTGCCGTACCCCATGCGCCGCAATGCCGACAACACGCCGTTGTCTGACATGGGCCGGGTGCTGGTACGTGGTGACGGGAAAACGTACTTGCCGGTGCCGGTGAGTTTTTGCAAGTCTTCCAGAATCTTGACCGCCTGCCGGGATAGCGGCACTAGGTGGTGCTCGCTGTGTAGCTTTTCCTCTTTGGGTAATTTCATACGGGAAACGGGAATACGCCACATGGGGCTGCGGTGCGTGTCGATGCGGCTCGAGCCATCCAGATCGAACTCGGCCCATTCAGCCTGCCGTAACTCTGCCGGTCGAAGCATCACGAGCGGCGCAAGTTGTAACGCGGCCCGAGTAACCGGAGTGCCTTCATAGCTGCGAATCGAGCGGATCAGGCCCGCAATGCCCGCAGCGTCGGTAATGGCGGCATGGTTGCGCTTTTCAGGCTGGGATAGGGCAGCGGTGCTAAATAGGGCGGTGGGGTCTTTGTCGGCGCGGCCAGTCTCGACGGCATAGCAAAATACCTGTGAGCAATTCTGTTTTGCCCGCTTTGCCGTCTCCAGCGCCCCGCGTGCTTCGATTTTCTGTAGGACGGCCAACACCTCGGGGGTGGATATGTCGGCAATAGGGCGGCTTCCCATGAACGGGAATATGTCGCGCTCCAGGCGGCGCTCGATGCGGTCGTGGTGAGTCGGTACCCAGCGGCTTTGCATCTTTTTCAGCCATTCTTTAGCAATACCTTCGAACGTGGTGTTCGCCATCAGCTTCATGGTGAGCTTATCAACCTGCTTCTTGGCGGCGGGGTCGGTGCCCTCGGCTAAGGTATCTTGGGCGGTGACTACGGCGCGGCGAGCTTTGGCAAGCGTAATCCTTGGGTACGTGCCGATAGTTAAATCCTTGTCTTTGTCGGCATAACGATAGCGAAAACGAAAATAGCGCCCGCCCGTAGGTCGAACTTCCAAATACAGCCCGTTACCGTCGAACAGCTTGTATTTCTTGTCGCGTGGCTTGGCGTTTTTACAGTCCAGGTCGGTTAGTTTCAT